GGCGAGCCCTTCGACAACCTGGCCGATCACTCGCTCAACCTGCTCGGCCGGAACGCCGGCTTCGACGAGTGCCTTCTTCGCTGTGGCAAGTTGCGACTTTGCGGCGTCCAGTGACTTCTCGGGGAACAGTCCCTCTCCCCGGAGCACCGCCGCTTCCATCTCGTCCAGCGAGAGGAGCGCGTCGCCGTAGGACCGCTGCGTGCGCACCGACGCGGTGATGATACCGCCCGTTCGCGACGTGCGGATCGACGGGTGCTGATTGACCTTCCGTGGGTTGAAGAACTCGACCGTCTCCTCGCCGGCTGCCTTCAGCGCGCGGGTGCTCGGCGTCTCGACGACTGGCAGGTCCCGGTAGAGATCGGTGTCGAACATCTCGTCGACCGTGCCCTCGGCCTTTCGCTCCAACGCGACCATGTTGTCGGTGGCGTGCGCTGCGGCTGCCATCGGCCGGGCTTCGGAGATCGGCGGCGGCTTGGCCTCTCGCATCTGCTCAGCGGGGAGGTCGTCGTCCCCGGCGGCGCGGGACTTGCCGGCCTTGACCTGGCGCTCGCGAGCGATGCTGCTGGCACCCTGAAGGTCGCCGTCGTCGAGCATCTTCGCTTCCCGCCGCAGCGAGTGCACGGCACTCGACGAGTACCGGACGCCGCGGTTGGCGGCCTCGGTCATCTTCCAGATGGCAACAGCCGTCGCGTCGATGACGTCGGGTTCGAGGATAGCGCCGCCCAGCGCGAAGCCGGCGAGCAGCGCGTTGTGTGTGTCCGCCTCGAACGCCCGCCAAGCCTGGTCGATGTCGTCGGCGTCGATCTCACCGTTGCCGTTGTAGTCCTGCTCGTAGTCGCCGGGCACATATGAAAGCCCGCTCATACGATAGACCTTCGGCCCCATGTTGATCATGTCGACGTAGGCGTTCAGCGTGTTCGACCGGTACAGTGCCTCGAAGGCGTTGTCACGCCGTTGCTGCCGTTCGAGGACGTTGGCGACCATCTCCATCGGCGAGCGCAGCCGCCAGTCGCCGTCGGCATCCTTCTCCATTGGGCCAAATGTCGTGATTTCCGCTGCCGCCGCTCGACGGACACGGCCGAGATCGACGCCTTCTTCCTCGTCAGTTGCCTCCTTGTAGAGCGTCTGCGCGCCGACGGTGGCGCCTTCGATGCGCTCCGTGAGCGGCAGGAAGATCTCGCGGGAGGTGTTGCCGATTGCGTCCAACGAATCGACGGTCGCACCAAACGGCGTCTGCGTCTCGACCATGACGGCGTTGCCGTCCGGTGCGAAGCCAGTGATCTCCAGCCGCGGCCGAAAGGCTTCCGCGAACGCTCGTGCATATTCGCCGCGGCCGAGCATGTCCCGAATCGACAGATCCGGGTCAGGGCTGTCGTACTTCGCCAGTGTCAGATCGTCGCCGAACTGGTTGGGCTCCGTCAGCCGCATGTACTGGCTCATCGACGGCGTGAAGTCGAGCGCCCGGTTGAAGTGGTTGTTCGCTCGTGCGGCGATCAGCTCGTTCCATGCCCGCGCCAGCGCCTTCTGGCTCGCGACTCGTCCGAGTCCTTGTGCGGCGAGGATCTGCTCGTCTTCGGTTGCGCCGAGCGTCGAGCGCTCAATGCCCTCCTCCTCCAGCTCGCGGATGATGTCCAGCGGCCGGTCACTGTAGACGTACACGGTCTTGCGGCCGATCTTCAGCGGCGACCCGTTCTCGCGCAGATTGTGCTCGGCGATGTCCTGCACGATGTCTCGCGTCGGCCCCTCGGAAGCAAGCTTGTCCCAGGCGTTGATCATCTCCAGAACTTCGGTGTCGGTCTTGTCGTAGATCAGCGCGTAGGCCGCACTGCCGAGTTCCGACGCCTGCGTCTGCTGGTCGGTGCCGAAGATGAAGCCTGCACCTTCCCGCACTGGCAGGCTGTGCAGGCGGTCCTCATTGATACGCCCGGCCTTGTCGGTCCAGCCGACTGCATATAGCGGCGCCGCCTTCGACTGCAACCGGATGTCGGCGCCGCGTCGGGTAGCCGTCGTCGGCAGCAGGTTCTCCGACCGCAGACGCTCCATGATCCGGTCCCGGGCTTCGTCGCCCTTCAGCCGCTCTTGTGCCTCACTGCCGACGGCCGTGTCATAATCGCGCCATGCGTATGTCACAATCTCGTCAAGGTTGCTGCCGCTGTCAGCGACGGCCGCGCGCAGCTGCTTGGCATCGACTCCACGCGACGCGCTGAAGTCCTCCACGGCCTTCGCCATCGACCGATCAGCGCCGCCTGTCTCATACTCCGACCGCAGCGCCTTGACCAGCTCCTCGGTATCCTCGCGAGAGAAGCCATACGTCGGACGTTCTGGCGCAGATAGTGACGCGAAGTCCTGTTGCGCCACTTCCCGTGTCGGGGCGAATCCGCGCCGAACGTACTGATCGAGCCGGTAGGCGTCGATAGGGTCATCGAGCAGATCGGGCTTCTTGCCGGCCATGAACTCGTCGAGACGCTTCTGTGCCGTCTCGCGATCCACGTCGAGCGTCTTCAGGTAGTCTTCGTCGATCTGGAACGTCACCGTAGGCTCTGGCGCCGCGACTGGCTTCGGCTTCGGCTTCGGCTTCGCGACGGGCTTCGTCGGCTTCGGTGCGCTGACTGGAGCGGGCTTCGGCTCCTCGACCGGCTTCGGTTCGACCAGCGGCTCCGTCGCCGGCAGCAGCGGCTTCTCCTCGACAACGCCCGTCGGCATCGACTTCGGGGCGCTCTTTGGCATCAGGGGGCGAGGCACTGGTACTCCGGCGACAGCAGTATAACCGACTCAGCCGGCAATGTCACTGCCGACTCGGTTTATGACCCTTGCAGTGCGCGCTCTCTCGCCTTCCGCCGAAGCTTCCCCGTCGGGTCCGGCACGTACTCCTCCTCGACGTCACCAGGCAACACGCCGCCGACATACGGCGCCAGACGCTCGTCCTTCCACGCCTTGCGCCGCTCTCCGATGGTCGCGCCCTCGGCGCCAGGAGCCGGCGCACGCTCGACCAGCGCCGAAACATCGCCGACACGATCCGTTCGTCGCCGTGGTCGGTCGTCGGCTGCCGACACATCCTCCTCGGCGGTCTCGGGCAGTGCCGGGTCCTCGTCGGGCAGCAGCGCCTTCTCACGGGCGCGGTCATTCAGGCTGCTGCGGTCGCCGCCAATGATGTCGGCTGTGGGCCGCACCGAGTCGAAGATGTCCGGCTCGCGCCGGTCGATGATCTCGCCCCACTTCGCCAGAGTCGTGTCATCGGCAGCGCCGCCCCCGAGGATACGGATGCCGTTGAACTCGTACTCGGTCTGCTCATCGTAGGGCTTCGCGAGACTGTCGAACTCGGGGCCGCGACCGGAGATCGCCCGGCGAAGGGTCCGGCTCTCTGCCCGCGACCGTCGCTTCGCAGGATCTTCGTCCCCTCCGACACGGCGCACAATCGGTTGCATGTCGCCCGTGAAGACTTCGCGTCGCCCGTTCTCGTCGGCCGCAGCGATGTAGCTGTTGCGGTACTGGCTGAGGAGTGCCGCCTGCGAGTGTTCCCGCTCGCCGACGAATCGCCGTGCGTAGAGCGCGCGGAACTGGTCGGCCTCGGTTGGGTTCGCCGGCAGCTCCAGTGTCTGTCCGATGCCGGGAGTCGCCAGATCCTCGACCGTCAGCGCCTGTCCGCCCTTCTTCTGCACGAGGCCAAAGTCGAGCCCCTTGGCGGCAGATGCTTCCGTCTCCGCGAGGCTGCCGTCTTCCTCGACAAGGTAGACCTTGCCGGCAGCGCGGACGACGAGCCCGTCTGGACCCTCTGCGACCATCGGCGTGCCCTTGGGCAGGTAGGACACCTCGACGATCTCACCGCTGAACTGGCCGCCGCCAGGCTTCATCGCCCGACCCCAGCGGTTCTCGTGCTTCGTCTGATAGTCGTAGAGGACGAAGGCGTTGACGAGATCACCGCCCGGAATGGCGCCGACGATCTCGCCGTCCTTGTCGAACTTCGGGTAGCCGATCTCCGACATTCCGTTGTCGGCGGCCCACAGTCGGAAGGAGTCGTCAGCCAGCAACCGGCCGAGCTGTGCCTCGTCATTGTCGTCGACATCGCCGGCCTGGATCTTCGCCCACAGCGTCTGCGCGACATCGAACAGAAACTCTTGGCGCTTGCCCTCCTCGGCGTCTTCCGAGATCATGCGCCGCAGCGTCTCGGGATCGGCGTTCGAGATCGACGTGACGTTGCTGAGCGCGGCGTTCAGCGCCTTCCGCGACGACGCCAGGCGCTTGTCGAGTTCCGCCTGGTCCTCGACTTCTTCCTCGGCGACGTCCTTCAGATACTTGATCTGCTCATTGATGCCGTCGATGGCAATGGACTGCCCACGGTGGACACCGCGTGCGTCTTCGATGACCACCAGCGCCCGCTGGACCTCATCGGCAGCGAGGCCCGCGTCGCGGAGTGCTGCTTCCAACTCGGCCGGGTCGCTGAAGATGTCGTACTCGCTGCCGAGCGTCTTGTCGATGACGTAGTTGACGAAACCCGGCAACGCGAGGTCTTCGCCGCTGTTCTGCATACGTGTTGCGTCACCGGCGACCAGCTCCCAGCCGGCAGCAGCACTCCGCAAGATCGCGGAGTCGAGACCCTTCGACATCGTTTCGGGGACCTTGTACCGCGACGAAACAATGCGCGTCAGCGCCTGGCTGCCGGACTCCAGTATCTCGCGAGCGGCATCGACCTTCGCCTGGTAGTTGTGGACGCGAGCGTTCTGCATGACTTCGGTGTACTGCGTCAGAATACTGGCGGCAGATGTCTGCGCCTTCAGCAGGTCACTGCGCAGACGGTTGCGCTCGCGGTTCATGCCCATGTCGTACTTGGACATCTGCGTCGTCGTCTCGCGGAACGTCCGCTGCTCCTCGCCCGCCAGCTTGCCGCGCGCCGTCACCTGAGCGGCACGGACGCGGCTATCGTCACCCGTCGCGGTGGCCGCGGCGGTCGGTCGATTCTGGTAGGTCAGATAGGGAGTCGCCATGAGTTCCTCAGTCGAGAAGGCCGAGCTGTTCCACGAGTTTGCGCGCGGCTTCCTGCTTCTTTTCCTCGTCGGCCGCAGTCCTCGCGCCGTGCGTCAACGGTGCCTTGGCGGACGAACCAGGCACTGCCGCCGCCTGACCGCTTGCCGCCTTCGCAGCCTTCGCACCTCTGAAACCGGCCTCGAAGTCGGCCGCCGCTGTTGCCGACGTCTTTCCTAGCTGCGCCGCCTGCTGGTCGATCTCGCCACGACGAGCAGCCTGTCGCGCCAGCGCGGCCTCACGCTGCTGCTGTCCGAGCTGAGCCGAGACCGACTCCAGCTCTCCACGGGCAGCCGCCTGTTGGTTGGCGAGATCGGCACCCAGGCCACGGACGGCCTCTGCCTGCACCGCAGACCGACCGAAGCCGGCAGCGGCTCCCTGTCGGTTGAGATCAGCCTCGATACCCTTCGTCGCAGCCATCTGCTGACGAGCGACACCGCCCATTGCGGCGTTCTTCTCGGCCTCGGTCAGGCCGAAGTCGTTGGCTGCCAACCGTCGCCGGTCTTCCTTCAGCTGCTGGCGGTACAGCTTGCCGGTCTTGGAGAACTGCCGCTGAATGCCCTGCGTCAGAGACGCAGCCGTCTCCGGGTTCGTCAGCGCGTTGATCGCACCAGCGCCGAGCATCGAGAGTAGGGGCACGTAAAACTCCTTTCGTCCAGTCTATCACGAACGGCGCTCACTGACAAGTGTCAGACGATCTCGCCTCCGAGCACCAGCCCCGTCGGATTGCGGACGCCGAACGTGACGCGGTTGTGGATGCTGTGGTTCCAAATCTGCGTGCGTCCCGCAGGGTTCGTGTCGGAGGGGACCACGCGCTTGATGTTGTGCTGTGTGCCGCCGCCGGGCTCCGTCAGCCCGAGCCGGAGCTGGATGTCGTGCCAGCCGGCGTTGATGTTCCTCGACATATGGTGGAAGTCGAAGTAGAAGCTGCACCAGTCCTCGTAGAGCGTCACTCGCGGATCGGCCGGGTCGTTGTCGATGAAGACGGACACGGGTAGACTGCGCCGCGTGTGCGCGACCTTCCCATAGGAGCCGCCTGCCTCGCTGAGCGAGAGCTGAAGCCGGATGTCGCCGTGGGTGTAGGACGAAACCTCCTGGTCGTTCTTCGAGCCGATGAACGGCCGAAAGACGTGGACGAAGAAGCCGATGTTCCACAGCACCGACGACTTGTAGGGGACGTAGAAGCGCAGACCGCATCCTGCGACGTTGATCAGCTCCTCACGAGCGTTGCCATCATCCACGTCGGGACCGGCATCAGCCTCGGACCAGTAGTCCACCGGCTCCCGGCTCTGTTCGCCGCGAGTGCGGACAGCCTCCTCGGGCCAGATGTGGTGGTCGCGAGCACGGAAAGCCGCCGCGAAGTTGCCGGCGTCGAGGCCGCCGTTGCTCTCCGAGTACAACCCGCGACCGGCAGTCGGCGAGTACAGGTTGAGGTTGTGTCCGTTGACCGACAAGATCGCATTGTCGGTGTACGCATACGTCGGTGCGATGGTTGTCATGTCAACCCCGGATCTGGAAGAACGAGAGCGCGCCGCGTTGGTAGTACACGTCGGGGCTGGTCACAATCGGCCCGCCGCCGGCCTTCGACAGCCGGAAGCCGCTGCCGACGATGCCGATGAAGTCGAGGTCATATGTCGGGTCTGCGCCGGCCGTTCCGCCGGTCGTCGGCGAGTAGTTGAAGACGTGGAAGATCGGAACGTCGTACTCGACCGGCCGGCTCAGCGTTGACGTGTTGCCGTCCGCCTGCACCCAATAGGTGTAGTTGTTGACGTAGACTTCTGTGCTGCCGAGGATGTTGATCGTAGTCAGGTCGTCTCGTTGCACGCCGAGCGCGAACGCCGCCATACAACCGATGTCGTCGCCGGGGCCGCCGCCGGGTGTACCGTTGATCTCGTTCAGCTGTACGTTGCCCATGACGATGACCAGGCTGTCGACTCCATCGGTGAGGATGTCGACCGCACCGCGGACAGGATCGTCGAGCGTCGTCAGGTCCACGCCGGCACCGTCGTCGAGCCACCACCAACCCGTAGCGCCCGTCGCCTTCGTACCGGAGATCGTGTCGATGCCGTAGCCCGGATAGGCACAGTTGAGCTGTTGCGCGCCGGCCGGCAAGATGGTTGTGTGCGACACGTCGAGGTGTGTCGGCGGCAAGTGCTTGTTCATCAGCGCGCCGCGAGCGAGGTCGCCGTCTTCGATGTTGTTGAGCGCGGCCGTGATGATGTCAGCCCGGTTCGTCTTCATCGACGCCTGGGAGACGACGTGCCCATCGAGGAAAGTCGGCGTCTCTACCGACACCCGCGTCGGGGCGTTGGCGGGGAACACCGGGCATTCGAGCGCGAACAGCTTCCGATTGTGAATGACGACGGCGGCATCGGCCGGCAGGAGCTGCGGCACGACGGGTTGAATCGACCGCGCAACGGCCTCAATCGTGTGCGTGCCGGCCGAGACGGGAACAGACACGACAACGCGGACAGCGCCGGCCTGGGGACCGATGCCACGAATCGCCTGGCTCTTGTAGAGTCCGGGGCCGGGCAGGTTCTTCATCGACGCCGACGTGTTGGACGAGTCACGCTGACTGACCGGCTTCAGCGCTTGCGCCGACCGATGCCACTCGTCTACCTGAGCGGTGACAGACTCCGACACGACCTGGCCGTCGACACGAATCGCCAGCTGAAGCCCCGGAGCCGGCACACCGGCAATGAAACCCGTGTGCCGCGCAGCACCGCTGTCGCTGGGGATGAACTCGTGGTAGACGTAGTTGCACCAGAACACGATCCAGACCGAACCATTGCCGGTGACGATATCCTCGAACACCATCGACTCGACCTGGCTCCAGTTGCTCGACTGCGGCACGAAGGACGCGTTCGTCAGCGTGCCGAGCGTCGGTGCGCGATAGCCGGCGCTGGGACTGCCCCAATCAGGGTTGCTGCTGACTTCGACGTAGTACGGCTTGTGGAACGCCTGGACTCCCGGCTTCGGGCTGAACTCCTTGATGTCGCCGAGGATGTCGTGCGCGTTGAGCCGCCCCGACGCCTTGTCGCCGATGGGCTGCCAGTCTTGGTTGAACTCGCGAGCCTTGAAGGGCGTCTCCGACTGAACCAGACGCTTCGGGAACTTGTAAGACATCAGGCGTCGTCCTTACCGGGGAGGTTGCTCAGGTCGTGGCCGTCCGTCGTCGTGCTGATCGTGAACGCAAAGGCGGCAATCTCGATCTCGGCGGGGTACGCGACCGAAATCTCGAACCGCCAGCTCGTCGCACGCCGGATGTTGACCGGAATGCGCCGCCACGTCAGGCGACTGTCGTGAACCTGGGCCGTTCCGAGCAAGCCGCGACTGGCGACGTCGCGGTAGATCGTGGACTGCGTAAACGCATCGACAGCACCGTCGGCCCCCAGCAGCCGGAGTGTCTGCGTCGAGTTTGGTGTTGACTCCCCGTTGCGGTAGAAACGCACGGTCGCAGTACCGTCACAGGCATCGACCATCCCGACGAACAGCTCGTAGACGTGAACCTCGTGCAGGCCGATCTCGTCGCCGTACATATTCGCCGACTGGAACAGCGCCTCGACCTTGCCGGCTGCGGTGTAGTCGCCCGTCTCGTGGTCGACAACGAAGATGCTGGTCAGCGATTCTGTCGAGTCCCGGCCGAGCAGCAGCAGCATATCGCTGCCGTCGCGAGTCCTCGCACAGCCGGTGACGTCGATGCCGAACGACCAGCGCTTGAACGTCGACCCGTCATAGACCAGCCCCAGCGTGTTGGACGAGCTGCCAGCCGGTGCGAGGAAGCAGACGTACTCCTGGCTGACGGGATTGATCTCGGCGACCGCGAGGTGCATCCGAGTCCGGGCGATCTCGAACGAGATCAGGTCATCGTTCAGGCCGCTGATCTTCTGCGGCTGCCCACCTGGCGACATCGCGTAGAAGCCGTCGCGCGACAGCCAGATCAGCTGCCCGCTCGGGTGCGCCACGAGAGACGACGGGGCAACGCAGCCGACACCCTCGCTGATCGACTGCGGGTTGCTGAAGTCGCTACAGTCGTAGACCGCCGACTCGGTGAACGCCAGCAGTCGGCCGCCGTGACTGGCAACGCCCGTGATCTCGCCGCCGCCCGCATCGGGGTAGGTGAACGCTGTCCGCTGGAACATGCCCGGAAAGCCGGCGTCGGACTTGCGCAGCAGCCCAGGGTCGCCGAGCATGTTGGCGATGACGAGGCTGCCCTGGTGAACGCACATGCAGTGGAACACCGGCACCGGCACGAGGTCGGGCATGATGCTGCCCAGCTCCGCGTCCGACAGCGCGTCGTTGAAGTTGATCTTGCGCCGGCCGGGAAAGCGCGCGACCAGCTGCGGGACGTTGCCGACGTTCCTTGCATCCGGCGTTCGGTAGAGCCGCCAGGCGACGCAGTGCGGGTCGTTGTGGTCGCCGTTGCCGATGACACGAAACTGCCGCATCAGGTCGTCCAGCTCGAAGCCGTGCTCGTTGTACGAGCCGCTGGACGCATCGTATGGATCGGCCTGAATCGCGTGGATCAGTGCGGGGTTCGACGGACGGCTGGCTGCACCCAGGTTGCCGTGAACATCCTCCGGCAGCAGGTAGTAGATCCACTCGCCGGCCAGCAGCGCACCGGTCTGTCCCGCCAGCTGATCGCCAGGTGTTCCGATCCGACCCGGCCAGGAGAAACCGTGGGCGTTCGGGTAGAACGAACTCGTGCCGGTCGTAGACGGCTGCCGAGGTCCCTGGATCTGCGGCGGTGCTGGTGTGTCGTCGAAGCCGAGCGGGACGGTCATGCCGTCGTGACTGACGACCAGCGCCCGGTCGATGCCGTTCGTCCAGATGACCTTGTTCGACAGCTGCACGAAGCGGTCGGGAAAACGCGGCGAAGTCTCGTTCGTCAGGCCGCTGTGAAGCGTTTCCGTACCACGCGCCCAGCCGGCGTAGCGGTACAGTGTACCGCCGACGCGCACAAGGATCGTATCGTCTACGCCTCCGAGTAGCGTGCCCTGCCACATTCCGTGAGGACGGCCGCTGAGCGGGTAGCCAGCACCCCGGTCGGGTTCCCAGGTACACGGGCCGCGAATCGACCGCATCGTGCCGTCGACCGTCGACACGAGGTTGAGAATCTTCTTCGCCAGCATGTCCGGGGCGTAGAGCCGCTGCGCCTCGCCAGGAGGCACGATGACCTTGCGGATGCTACGCTGGTTCGGACCGGACAGGCTTCATCTCACTTGCGCGAACGGCCGCGCGACTTGGTGGGCTCCTCGTCAGGCACGTCGGCCTCGACGCCGATGACGAGATCATCGTCGGGGTCACCGACCGGTTCCTCAGCGTCCGGCACTTCAACGGCTTCGACCGTGACCTGGCTCTGCAAGTCGGCGAGCCGCTGAGCGATGGCGCTGATCCGGGCGTCGGCGTCTGCCTGCATGGCCGCAAGCAGGACGGTGAAATCGACCGTCTCCTTGGCGGGGTCTTCGGCCGGTTCCTCGGCGACAGCCTCCTCGACCGGCACAGGCGGCGACACACGCTTGCGAACCGCATCGAGAATCCAGTCGGTCGGATGCCAGCGGTAGCAGTCGGTCACCTTGTCGTGCATGCCGAACGGCTCGTAGCCGTTCTCGCCGACGACCATCGCCGACCAGTTGGTGACGTCGCCGGCACTGTTCCGCTGGATGCGGACGCACGTCACGATGCCGATCTCCTCGTCCATCGACGTGGGGCTGTAGCGGCGTAGAACGGTCTTGCCGGGAACCGGCGCTTCCTTGAGCATGATTCGCCTCCTATGACGATGTGTAGCGCCAGCTTCGACGCTGACTGGACCTACGATAACCCGCAGGCATGATAGAGTCCACTGGATCTTGCTGAGAACGTGTCTCTCGGATGAGGTCTTTGTACCGGACGAGGTGACGTTCGGCCGACGACTGGTCCACGCCGTCTTGCAGCGCGTGGTAGTGCGCGGCCAGCTCCAGCAGCGCCTCGGCGGGCCGACCAGCACGGATCGGAGCTACGTCTTGATCATCGATCAGCTCCTCGACGGCACGGCTGATCTGCACATCGACTTCGTACCGCTTGTCGGCGTTCGGCGAGTAGCCGTAACCGTAGTAGCCGCTGCTGTAGGCCAGCGGCCGGCTGTGATCGAGTGGCGTCGTGCCAGTCCACAGCAAGTAGCCCGTCGTGGACGTCAGCGGGTCGAACTGCCCGAGCAGGTAGAAGCGATTGCTCGTCTCGGCGTCGTTGATGCTGCCGGCACCGGCCGCACGCACGGCTGTCCGTCTGCCGTAGACACGCACGTAGAAGCCGCCGCGCCCGTGGATGAGCCCGCTGCCGGCGGTGTCGTACCAGCCATACTCCTGATCGAGTGCCGGTGCCGAGACGCGGATGCCGAGGCCGGAAGACACGGTGTGACTGAACGTGGTCGGCGGTGACGGCGCCGACTCCCACTGCGGGTCCCGAATGCCGGTGACGGACGACTGCCACTCCGCGTCGCGCGTGCCCCAGCAGTAGGTGTAGATGAAGTCGAACGTGCCCTCTTGCCAGGGTCCGACCCACGGTTCGGTAGACGGCACCGCCGGATCGACGGCGACAGTCGGCGCCTCGGTCGGCGCTGGGATCTGAAAGTGCCGCGTCTGCCAGTAGGCTTCCGGCTCGTTGATGCCGCCGTCCGCGTCGGGTTCGACGGCCCACGTCCGAGCACCGCGCCAGGTCAGGGAGCCGAGCGTCTGCCGATTCTCGCCGAACAGCCGCGGGGCGCCGAGTACGTTCTTCGCGTCGGCGCGCAGGAAGAACTCCGGCTGGTAGATGCGAAAGTCCATCAGCGTGTCGGTCGTGTTCTTCCAGGGCCGGTCGAGGCTGACGTAGTAGGTGAACGTCGGAGGGCCGCCGCCGTTGTTGACGACCCACCACTCGCGGGACTGCCGCCGATGCACCACACCGTCGGGGTCAGTGACCTCCAGGTGCATGATGCCGTCCCAGGTGCCGTCGACCTTCGGCCGGAACTGACCGACGATGGCCGACAGAAATGCCGTCGCGCCGCTCGTGGTCGAGAACACCAGCACACGGGCGTCCGTCGAGTCCACTTGCAGTCGCAGGCTGACATCGGCCGACGTGTACTGCGGATAGATGACGACATGCTCGTCGTCGGGCACAAACGCCGTCGGGATCTCGTCGGCCATCCGCATCAGCGCCCGGTTCAGCGAGCGGGTCGCCCTCGCGTTGTCGGCGGTGCCATTGCTCTGCATCGCGCGGACATCGAACAGTCGTTGCCGCAACGTAGCCAGCTTGGTATCGAGAGAAGGCATGCAGTCCTCGTTATGCCAGTCTATCGCCGCAACGGGCACTTGTCAACGAATGTCTCGCGGCGGACGCACGAAAGCCCCGGGCACCAGTCATAGGCACCCGGGGCGGCGGACCAGCCGGAGGAGGCAGGAGGAGGCGGCAAGCCGGCCCGCTCAGTCGTGATCGATCAGCACTTGATGGAGCAGAGCCCGGTCGCGGTGGCGAGAGCCGACTCGTGGGCGTAGGCGAAGGTGGCGTTGACGGCCGAGGCCACGTTGTCCGCCCGACCAGCGACCGTGTCGCCGACGATCAGCCCGTTGTCGGCCGTGAAGCCGCCAGTGTCGGCGAGAACCGACCCGAGACCTTCCTTCAGGATCCAGCCGTAGGAGCCGGCGGCGATGGCGTGCTGCGCCACGCCGATGACCCGGACAGCCGGAGAGTCGACCGGAGCGATGATGCCGTCGCCCTTGCCGATGGTCGCGGTGTCGTGGGCGACGATGGTGCCGACCGCGAAGGCCGATGCGGCTTCGTCGTTGAAGACGTAGACCCAGGTCTGCCAGCCGTAGGAGTCGCTCAGCTCGTCGCGGATCTCGCCGAGGCTGTAGAGCGCCTCGGTATCGACCTGGGTGACGGGACCGGCGAAGGCAATCTGATGACGCATGAGATGCTTCCTGTGATGAGATGGGGTTCACCGGTCGGCCCCGTCGAGAGCCGACCGGTTGCGGATCAGACCGCGGTTCCGACGAGAGCGCCCTGCGCCGTCAGCTTGTTGCAGATGGCGTTGCCGTCCATCAGGAACTTGGCGATGACGACATCCTGGTCAGCCGTGCGATCCTCGAAGGACGACAGGCTGGGCTCGCGCCGCCACTGGAGTTCCCAGAAGTCGGTGTTGAGCATGTAGACCACGCCGTCGTCAGGACCGGGAGCGCCGGCCACGAAGGTCGAAGCGGCACGGTCGAGGTAGAGCGCGTAGGCCAGCTCAGCACGCTGACCGAGTTCCAGCATCAGCGTGGTCGACCGCTCGGTCTTCTCCTCGACCATCTTGGTCCGCACCTGGGCGAGCCGGTCGAAGTCGAAGTTGGCGTAGGTGTCCACGTCGGCGTAGATCAGGTCGGGACCCTGGCCGGTCGGGTCGAAGCTGGCGCAGCGCCGGTAGAGGTCGCGGAGCTTCAGCATGCCGTCGGTCGACCAGCCGCTGGAAGTGCCGAACTGGTTGTAGTGGGCGTAGGACTCACTCTTGGCCAGGCCGAAGACCGAGTCGGTCTGCGAGCCGGGGGCCGCGAAGTCGAGAACGCCGTCGGTCAGGCCGGTGCCGACACCGCTGGAGTAGTCGCCGTTCAGGGTGACCCAGCCAGCCGCGTTGCTGTTGCTGATGACGTTGCCGGCAGCCTGCACGGAGGCGATCAGCCACCAGGACTCGATGTCCTGCGCCAGCGCCTGGAGGTACGCCTGCGGGTAGCGCTGGATCAGCTTCAGGGCGCCGAGCTTGCCGTCGTTGATGTCCAGCTCCAGGCCGGGGATGGCGATGGCACCGGCCACGCGGGTCGTGCGGACCTGGAGGAGCTGGGTGTTGGCGATGCGGGTGGTGCTGAACACCTCGTCACCGTTGTCGAGCCGACGAGCGGAGCCCGGAGGCCCGCCGCTGAAGGGGCGCTCGATGTAGGTGCCGGAGTCCAGCGTCTCGACCTGAGCCTTCTCCTGGAGCTTGGTCCAGAAGGGCGTCGCGGTCGCGAACGACATGATCTGGCGATCCTTTCGGTCACTCAGCGTCGTGTTTAGGGTTTCGAGGGAGAGGGCCATGTGGCTATCCGTGGCGAGGGGTGGCGTCGACGTGAAACGCACGTCGACCATCGTCGAAGGGTGTGCGTTGCTGAGTCGCCTGCCCGCTGGAGAGGACCGTTACCGGCTACCCTCGACCACATCTGCGGTTGCGTGACGGTATATTATCGCACCGGCTGATGGCTGTCAATGACTTTCTGAGACAAATGTCGAGAAATGTCTCGGCCGTTGGCGCAACCGGCCGGCAGAGATAGTCTGCTGTCGGAGGCAGAATGAATCGAATCAAGCAGCAGCTGATGCGGATCCGCGCCAGTGAGCGATACCGGACGTTCGACTCGATGGTCGACGCTGACAGCTTTCGGGTGATCCAGGCGGCGCTGTCGGCGAAGACGCGGGCAGAGAGACTGACCGCCGTTGCCCGCCTGGTGCAGGTCGTCGCCAACGAGATCCTGCTGCCCCACTCTGTCGAGGACCTGGCCGAGGCGCTCGAAGCGACTGCAATCAAGATCGACAGCCGCCGAACCTGGCGGGCGATCCAAGACATCTCCTGCAACACCGACCGGTACGGCGACTTGCGCTGCCTGCGACTGGCCCCGCTCCCTGGCATCTTCGCGATCCGCTGGGAGTACCAAGACGCAGCAGACTCGCAGTGGTTCGCGACATCGCCGGAGGCAGAAGCGCGCCTGCGGCAGCACGTCGGCGACCGGTCGTGGGAGATCGGTGACCACTTGACGCTGCTGCGTGAGCACGCCGATGATGGGCTGCCGCGACCCGTCGGTTACGGCGACGCGCGCTTCGGGCCGACGCCGGCTGCTGGGACCTACGTCGGAGTGCCGGGACCCGCCGAGATCGCTGCCGACATCGTGCCAGACTCGACGACGCTGCTCGTCGGTCCCTCCGGTTGCGGGAAGACGACGCTCGCTCGCCTCGCCTGCGATCATCTGCCCTGGGTCAAGCGGTCGCTGACCGTGCCGGGCAATCGCCTCGGCGACATGTTCGACGCGCTGCGGGAGATGCGGCCGGACCTGCTGATCATCGACGACGTGCCGCTGTCTCACCACGTCGACAGCAACATGCTGTCAGCGATGGAGAACCTTCGACCCTACGTCGGCGCTACGATGCTGACGTTCATGTTCGACGGCGACGAGAGCCGCTTCTTGAAGCGGGGCGGCCTCTACTGGCCAGGCATGCGACCCGGGCGCATCGACCGCATCATTCTGCTCCACCGCCCCGACACCGAACAGCGACGCGCGATTCTCGCGGCCTACCTGCCGACTGTCGCCGCCGACGTCATCGACGAGATGACTGCCGGTTCCGATGGCATGACCGGCGCCTACCTGAAGACGCTCGCCGACGAAGTCAACCGCTGCGGACTCGACCGCTGGCAGGAGCGGCTGCTGATGCTGACCTACCAGATGCCGGTCGGCCGCGAGTCGCTGACCAAGAACGACGACTACTGACAGTCGCTGACCGGAGTTGACTGACAGCCGTCAGTCGGCTATGCTGCCGGCATGGCGGCGCAAGTAGACAAGATCACGCTACCGAGCGGCGAAGTCGTCGTCCTGCCGGACGCGGACAAGATTCTTGGCTACGGCGAGCTGACGACGTGGGAAGGTCAGGACGTCGACCTGTGCCGGCTGATGTTCGCTAAGGGTCAGGAGCACCTGTTCTCGTCGTGCTGCAAAGTCATGAACGAGCAGACTGGCGTGTTTTCCTACTTGGACCCGACTCCCGCGCAGGCTCAAGTCGTTCGCGCCACCAGCGAAAACCGCTGGGTGATTGTGTCAAAATACAGGCAGGCAAAGACATCCACGATCCTGTTGATGCAGCTACTCCGCGACACAATGCTGATTCGAGGCACAGCGTCAATCATCATCGGCAACAAGGGAGCAACATCGGCAGAGATTTTCCGGCGCATCACATTCGCCTATAAGGAGATGGCAAAAGACCCTGACTTCAAGGGAATGGTCGCCCCGCTTGACCCAAAAAGAAAGAGCGAGGCGTTCGCTTTGTTCTTCGACTCGGGGTCCTCGATCCAGCTACTCTCTGCCGCGGCTTCGTCTGCCGGCGTGGGCTACAGCTCTGACCGCATCCTCTTTACCGAGGTCGGTGAGGTCGAGGACCTCGAAGACGTAACAATGCAGCTGCTACCGGGCATCTGGAAAAGACCGCACGCCGCCGTTTGGATGGAGAGCACCACGGGCAAGATGGGCAGCGAGCACGAGCGACTGTGGCTCGAATCCTACGCAGGCAGCACTCGCTTCAAGGCCGTCTTTCTCGAATGGTGGAGAGACGACTCGTGCTGGAAAGACCCCGACGGCTTCGAGCCGACCGATGAGGAAATCTCATACATGGAGCGGCACGAGGGCATGGACCTCGGCAACCTCGCCTACCGACGCGAGGCGATTGCATCCATCTACTCCGGCGACAAGACCAAGTTCGCCGCGAAGCATCCAAGCGACTATCGCGACGGCTGGCTCGGCGGCTCCAGCCCGACACTGCCGACGGAGCCGCTGCTCGACCTGCTGGTCAGCGCCGTCGATGACCCGACCGCGAGCCGGAAGTACGGTGTCGGCATCATCACCCCGCCAGTGCCGGGTCGGACCTACGCCGTCATCTGCGACCCCAACCGCTTCGGCGAGGATGGCGACGTTAGCGCCATCGAAGTCTTCGACCTGTGGAGCAACGAAGAGGTTGCCGTGTTCGAGGGCCGCGAACAGCCGACCGAGACAGCGAGTCGCGTGACCGACGCCAGCGACTACTACAACAACGCGCTGATCGTCGTCGAGGCGAACGCGGAAGGCGTCGTGACAGCGCTCGTCGACCGAGGCTACAGCCGTCGCATGTTCTGGTCCAAGCGCCGTTCGCCCGGATGGTGGGCGAGCACGCTGTCGATCCAGCGCGGCGAGACGCGGCTGACCGAGATGCTGACCGGCGAGGAGATCGGGCTCCGCTCTCGCGGGACCTTGCAGCAGCTCATCCCCTACAGCCCCGAGAGCCGGACCCGACGACAGCGCACCGACGGGACAAAGACGACCCGGCACTTCGACCGTGCCCGTTGCGTTGTCATGTACGCCGATGTGCGCTGCCAGATCCCCGTTCGGCCGCCGCGGAAAGTCGATGACGATTCGGGACAAGACGTGACAACCCGTGACGACGGGGTTATAATCATTTCGTTCGCCGACGACTTCGACAAGCCGAAGCGTAGTGTTGGCCGCGGGCTGCCCTACAAACGGAGATAGATCGTGCCCAAACTGAAGGCGCTGTACTACCACCACCAGCGCTTTTACGAGGCAACCGAGAAGGCGCGGTTCGAGCGGGCGCACGACTACTACAACGGGCGGTTCTACTCGTCTTCCGACCGCGACCTGCGCTACCGGGACGAGACGAACATCGCCAGCCACGCGCTGTCGAGCAAGAACCTCGTCTACGCCATCGTCGACACCGCACTGTCCTTGCTGATCGGCAACACGATTGGCGTCGCGATGAACCCTCGGAACCAGTTCGCCGAGAGCAAGCGATCCGAGGTCGAAGCATACCTCGACTACGTGTTCTCCGTGAACAAGATGCGGCGTCGGTCGACGACCGCGCTCCTCGACGCCGTGCTCTACGGTCGTGGCATCTTCAAGACCCGCTGGGACCAGCGCGAAGACGTCGCCAAGACGAAGACGATTCACCCAAGCCGGCTGTTCTTCGACATGGAGCAGCGCGACGCCGACGACATCTCCTACTGGATGGAGACGACCGTCATCTCCACGAAGGAGTTTCACCGTCGCGTCAAGTCCGGCGCCTACGAGGGCAAGCGAATCGGCGACGTCAGCCCGGCCGACTACCCGAAGTGGCTGGACAAGCCGAGCGACTCCTACGAAGACATGCGCAAGGCGTTTCGATGGGTGACCGTCGTAGAATACTACGACGCCTACGAAGGCCGAGTCTGCCACTGGATCCCGCAGACCGATGAGATCGTGTTCAAGGGCGACGTGCCCTTCTCTCCCTACTCGATGTTCGCGCTGAGCCCGAACGGTCGCGACAGCCGGGGCCTGTCCGAGGTCCAGTTGATTCTGGACGACCAGGAAGCCCTCAACGCGATGAAGTCGCTGCTCAACGAGATCGCCTACCTCGCGATCCCGAAGTTCGCTTTCGACGACGCAAACCTCGACGCCAACAGCGCCCAGCGTCTGGCAGACGCCCCTCTCGGCTCATGGACGCCAATCGGCCGCGGCGAGTCCGAGACTCCCGGCGGCGGCGCGACGGTCAAGATGGAAGACCTGTTCAGCCGCATCCCGACACCGGAGAGCCCGGAGCCGGTGCTACGGGCAATCGAACGCGCCCAGGACGACGCCGCCTTCGTGACGGCCTTCGCCGACCAGGCACGCGGCCAGGTGCAGAACGTCCGCACCGCGACCGAGATGGCGTTCGTCGAGGTGCAGTTGCAGACCCGGACCAGCAACCGGCGCGCGATGTTCTTCGAAGCCGTCGAGGATGTCGCCGCCAAGTCGCTCGCCTACGCCAAGAAGTACATGAAGTCGCCCGTCGAGGTCAAAATGGCCGGCGAAGGCGGCTGGGTCGAGGTCGACCGCTGGCTGACCGATGTCGAAGCCGAGTGGCAAACGCTGGCGTACAACCCGCTGCGCGACAACCCGGCCGTCCTCGGCGAGCGGGTACTCCAGATCATGGATGTGCTGGCCAACTCCGAGAACGTCGACAAGCGGGCCGTCGAGGAGTTTCTGCTCGACTCACTGCATCTGCCGTCGTACCTGCTGCTCCCGAAGGAGGAAGTCGAGGAGCAAAAGGCTGCTGCCGCCGAACAACAGGCCGCTGCCGCTCCTGCTGCCCCCGGACCCGGCGACATCGACCCCGAGATGGCCGGAGCCCTTGTGCAGATGGGTGCCGAAGCCGGTCCCGAAGGACTCGCCGAGCTGGAAGCCCTCGGTGCTGCCGACGCCGGTATGCCGATCGCTTGACGCAGTGCCGGCAGTAGACTAAACTCCGAGGAGCATCAACAGAGGAGGACCAATGCCGCTGTTCAACGTCACCGCTGACTACGCCGAAGGTCAGATGGGTTACCTGGAGTCGTGGTTCGTCGTAGCCCCCTCGCGAGGCGCGGCAGCCGACTTGTTCCCGAAGGCGACGGCGCTGCACATCCACGACACATCGTGGGAATGGCTCGAAACTGAGGCCCTAAGCAGCGGCCGACTTCATGCGAATCGTCACGAAGCCACTGCCGAGATGGTGGTGAAAGCCGCCAGGAACGTGCTCGTAGTTCACAAGTGGCTACTTGACCTTCGCGACAAGATCGCCGAGAAAGAAGCCAACGGCGGCACGATGTTGATCGACGTCGACCATGTCGTCGACTCGATTCTCGATGCGCCATTGCTGAGCGACAACTGCACAGCAGCCGGTTGACGCAGTGCCGGCAGTAGACTAAACTGTCGGTGGAGGCAACATGCTCGTCCACAACGGACTCATCTGCGACGCCGGTCACATCGAGGAGAGCGTCTTCTACAACCGACTGGAAGATCCGCCGGTCTGCCCGGCCTGTGACGGGCCGCGCCGAGTCTGGTGGGGACACCGCCAGGCACCGACGCTGTTCAGCGACGAGAAGCCGTCGCTCAACCTCGGGCCGCAAGCGTCTGCCGAAGCCGCCGAGCTGGCAACGACTCGCAACGGGCAACTTCGATTGAAGGCGCAACTTGAAGCCGCTCACCCCGGAAAGCGGGTCGAGTTCGAGCCGCCGTCGCACAAGCGCCGCGTCGAGTACGAGGAGCGCCGCCAGCAGACCATCGACTACCGAAAGAAGGGCGGCATCGACGTGCAGGCAGCCGCCGACCTGAAGGAGGCGAAGAAGGCCAAGGCCGCAGAAGCCGCGAACGCCGTCCGTGCCGCCGGGGGAACCGCCGCGCAGGCGAAGCGGGCTGCAACCGCCGCCGCCAGCAAGGAGATCGGCAAGTGACCGTTCTCGTCGCACTCGTCGACAACGGTGTCGGCTACCTCGCGGCCGACAGCCGTATCTCGTTCAACGATCTCTACGTCGACGGGGCGAAGAAGATCCACCGTCTCGGCAAGGCCCTCGTCGGCTTCTGCGGCGACACCGCCTTCGAGGGTGCGCTCAATGGCTTTCGGCCCCTGACCGCTCGTACCAGCGTCGATGCCTGGTGTCGGGAGCTGGCCGCCGACGTTCGCCGGCAAGCCGTCGCAGACGGTCACGGTTGCGCAGAAGCGGATGGCGTCTCCTACATCGACGCGGCGATGCTGGTCGTCACCAACAGCAGCATCACGTACATCAACGGGGCCGGTGCCGTGGACGCGATCCCCGCACACGGATTCTCCATCGGCTCCGGCGGGGCAGTCGCACTCGGCGCCTTGACCGTGATGACCGACAACGGCGGGACCGACATCCGGCGGTGCCTGGAAGTCGCCGTCGACGTTGCGAAGCGGCACATCTCGTCCTGCGGCGGAACCACGGTCGTCGAGACGGTGACGAAGTGACCGAACGGCTGCTGGCGGTACTTATCCTGCTCGCGTCTCTTGTAGACGCCGGCCTGACGATAAACGCCATCGACCGGGGCGCGACCGAAGCCAACCCGCTGATGGCGAGCCTGCTGTCCTCGACTGCCCTATTCGTCGGCTTCAAGACGGCGTTGACGGCACTCGGCGTCGCACTGCTGCTTCGCCTGCAAGCGGTGCGCTCGCTGCTGCTGATGGCGGTCGTCTACGTCACCGCACTCTGCTACCACCTACTGGAGGGCTGCGGATGAGTCGCATTCCTGACGAGCACGATGTCAAGCCGGACCCGGCTCCGACCGAGACGATAGAAGTCACGATCCGAGACGATGACTTTCAACGTCCGTCGCCGTTCGTGAAGCTGCTGCGCCAGTTTGCGCCGCGAACGAACCGGTCGACACTGCCGACCAGCGACGACGAGGAGCCGACCGTGAGCCCCCGAGCCGTCCGAACGTCGACAGCCGGCACCGAGCCGACGACGCCTCCCGTCGTCATCGTTCGCGAGGACGGGCTCAGTGACAGATTTCTGTGTAGACATACCCGTGACAATCGGTTACGATGGGTTACAGGACAAGCAATCGACGCACTCGGGCTCACCGCTGCGTTCGACACCGGAACCACCGTCCAAAGGAAACTCGATGCCCCCCAAGGCGATGAAGAAGAAGGCCCTTGACGAACTCGACAAGGAAGACACCGAGGTCGAGGCCGAGTACGAAGGCGAGATGCCGGACGGTCCAGAGCCGATGGAAGACGTCTCGGTCGAGGACGACGACTCCGCGATGGAGCCAGCCGACACGCAGGGTGCCCAGGAAGTTGGCAAGGCCGAGGGCATCAGCGGCGAACCCGGCGCGCTGATCGCCGAGAAGCTCGGACGGCCGCCCGAGGAGGGCAAGATGCTCTACGACGCCGCGATGTCGATCCCGATGTACGCGAAGATGTCCGAGCAGGAACTCGCCGACCTGATGGACCGGGATCTCAACGTGCTGATGCGCATCGAGATGAAGGCGGCCAAGATGGAAGGCCAGGCCCCGCCGATGGAGGAGCTGGAAGTCGGCATGGAGGCCGAGTCGACGCTGCCCAAGATGCCCATCGAGGGCATGTGATGCCTGACGACCGTGACGACATCCTGAAGGGTGCTCGCAAGATCCCGATGTACGCGACGTGGAGCGACGCCGCCATTCTGCGCGAGGCCGACAAGAGCCCCGACATCGCAATGCGTTTCTCGCAGTCGGCCGAGAAGCCGGTGCCGACAGCCTATATTGACTCAACCGGCCGCAACCTCGGCGTGTTCACCGATCCCATCCCACCCGAAGGCAAGAAGCCCTTCGTCCGCAGCATGCAGCTGACCGAGTACGATGAGAGCAAGGCCGCCGAAGAGGACGCTGACAAGGCATTCGACATCGGAGTGAAGCGCGTCTTCGCCGGTGAGCCGAACTCGTGGGAGAGATTCGGCAGTCTGCTGGGGCTCGACACGAGCGAGTACACGCAAGAGGACTTCGAGAATGCGCTACGCGACCGTGACGTCCACAAGGCCGTCCAGAACGTGCTCGCCGCGCGCAGGCGAAACCTGCCCAAGTAGCAGGACGACGAGAGCGAATCTGAAGGAGGAACCGTGTTCAGAGTGACCCAGCGAAGGGAGATCACTCCCGTCGTCAAGTCGAGTCCCGGCGACCCGGCCAAGGTCGCGCTGGTGATCGAAGTCAACGGGTACGCCCCGAAGGCGAACGATCTCGTCTTCGACCGCGCTTCCAGCAAGTTCCTCGGCTACCTGTTCGAGACCGAAGCGCACGCGGAGGCGCTGACAGATCCGTACACCCCGGGCTTGCACTCGGAACCGTACATCGTGTACTCGCTGGCCGACCCTACGTCCGCGATGAAAACCTTCAGCTTCGTCGAGACTGACGAGCGACTACTGCGTGACGTACTCATCGTACCGAAGGAGGACTTGTGCCCGTGAAGAAAGCGGCTGCCGCTGTCGTCGAGACAGCGCCCGTCGTCACACCCGACACGACCGTTGAAGTCGATTCTACTACTGCCGTTGACACGTCAACCGGCGGCGGTAGCGACGACTCGCCATCGACCGACGATGCCCTGACGGACACCGACGACGCGACGACCGACATCGGCGACGCGGACACCGACGACGCGGAGAACGGCATTGCCGACGACGCCGACGACGTACCGTGGAACGGCGAGCTGTCGACCATCGACGACCACGGCTGGTTCGCCGGGCTCGACGCGAAGGCGCAGAAGGCGATCAAGGCCGGACTCGACACCGTCCGGCGCAACATGGACCGGGGCTTCCACACGAAGTCGCAGGAAGTCGCCGACATGCGAAAGGCGCTCCGTGACCGGGAGCGGCTGATCATCGAGCTGTCGACCGGCGAACGGGACTTCGACGGCACCATCGACACCCTGGTCGAGACGCGCCTGGCAGAGCGGACGGCCGAGCTGGAGACAGAGCTGGAGTCGCTCCGGGCGAATCGCGCCGACCCGCAGGAGATCGCCGACACCAAGGCTCAGCTCGACGCCATCCAGGCCGAGCGAGACGACCTGGCGAAGCGCGTCGA